TCTATTCTGGAAAATCTTGAAATAATTGTTGAGTCTCTTAAATCCGAAGTATACTCTGATGTTGATGCTTACAAGCATGAATCACAATATGAAGAAATTGCACCTTATCTAACTGATTACGACGAAGTATTTTATGACGATGATGGATATCCCGATTGAGTTTGAGTATATGAAACCTGAAGTTAAACTTATATCTGTAACTCCAGATGCAGAGAAACATATGGCGTACTGTGCTCGTGTTTCTAATCCAGCAAACCAAGATAATGAAAAGTTTTCTGGACTTCTAAAGTACTGTATTCAACATCAACATTGGAGTATTTTTGAACAAGCTTCAATGACTGTAGAAATTAATACTACGAGGGGAATTGCAGCACAAATTTTGCGACATCGTTCTTTCACATATCAGGAATTTTCACAACGATATGCTGATAGCACTCTTCTTGGTAAGTCTATTCCTTTACCTGAACTCCGTAGGCAGGATGATAAAAATCGTCAAAACTCAATTGATGATATTCCTGATTATTTGAAACTAGTTTTGGGTGAAGATATTCGTGTTCATTTTGAGCACTCTCTAAGACTCTATAATCGTCTTTTAGAAGCTGGGGTAGCAAAGGAGTGTGCAAGGTTTGTATTGCCCTTAGCGACCCCTACACGCCTCTATATGACGGGATCCGTGAGGTCATGGATACATTACATTGATCTCCGTTCAGCACATGGAACTCAGAAAGAACACATGGAAATTGCAGAAGCAGTTCGTTGTATTTTTACCTGTGAGTTTCCTGCTGTGTCTGAAGCACTTGGTTGGACTCGTCAAAATTGTCCAGAATGTGTAGATCAACCATCCATTATCATTGAATAAATATTCTTATATTAGTAGAGATTTATGGCTACATATCCTGTGATTAATAAAGTTACTGGTGAACAAAAAGAAGTCAATATGAGTGTTCATGATTGGGACCAGTGGAAAATTGACAATCCAGAGTGGGATAGAGATTGGAGCGATCCTTCAACATGTCCCAATTCTGGAGAAGTCGGAGAAATCTATGACAGGCTTGTGAAGAGCAAACCTGGATGGAACGATGTTCTTCATAGAGTCTCAAAAGTCCCTGGATCAAACGTAAAACCTATCTAACATGGCAAGAAGAAAAAGAACCTCAGATCAACCCATTGGTGTTGGAATGACTGCAAAACAGATGAAAAGAAAAAAACCAGTTAACGCTGATTTACTTTTAGAGATTGATCCCTTAACTGATAACCAAAAGCAACTTTTCGATTCTTATTCAAAGGGAAAACATCTTGTAGCATATGGATGTGCAGGAACAGGTAAAACATTTATTACTCTATACAATGCGCTTCAAGATGTCCTTGATGAAAGGTCTCCATATGAAAAAGTTTATATCGTTAGATCTTTAGTAGCAACAAGAGAAATTGGTTTCCTTCCTGGTGATCATGAAGACAAATCTTCACTGTATCAAATTCCATACAAAAACATGGTTAAGTACATGTTTAGTATGCCTGACGATGCATCTTTCGAAATGCTTTATGGAAACTTAAAAGCTCAGGAGACTATTAAGTTCTGGTCAACTTCATTTCTTCGTGGAACAACTCTTGATAATGCAATTATTATCGTAGATGAATTTCAAAACTTGAATTTTCATGAACTTGATAGTATAATTACAAGAGTTGGTGAGAATTCCAAGATTTGTTTTTGTGGTGATGCGACTCAATCCGACCTAACAAAAACTAATGAAAGGAATGGTATCATTGATTTTATGAGTATTCTTAGAGCAATGCCTTCGTTTGATATTATTGAATTTGGTATTGAAGATATTGTACGTTCTGGTATTGTTAAAGAATATATTATTGCTAAAACTGAACTTAATCTCTAATGTTTAATCATATCGATATTGAACTTCCTGTTCTTGAGCGTGAAACAATTGATGGTATTCGATTTTATAGGGTTCCTAATGAAGAGGAACCCTTGAAATTAGTTTCTATCACTTCAGTAACAAGTCATAAAAATCGTGAGTTTTTTGCTGAATGGAGACGAAAAGTAGGGGAAGAGAAAGCAGATAAGATTACAAAACAAGCTACAAGTCGTGGTACAGACATGCACACTCTTGTAGAGTATCATCTTAAAAATCTTCGTCGTCCATCTAATGTTCTTCCAATATCTGAGATGTTATTTCAGATTGCATTCCAAGAATTAAATAAGATAAATAATATCTATGCACTAGAAAGTTCTCTGTATAGTAAAGTTCTCGGTGTAGCTGGAACTGTAGATTGTATTGCAGAATACGAAGGGGAACTTGCAATTATTGATTTTAAAACATCAAAGAAACCAAAACCCAAAGAATGGATTGAGCATTATTTCGTTCAAGCAGCCGCATATGCGTGTATGTTTTACGAACTGACTGGTATTTCAGTCAAAAAACTTGTAATTTTAATGTCTTGCGAAAGTGGAGAATGCGTTGTTTATGAAGAGTACGATAAATCAAAGTACATCAAATTACTCACCCAATATATTAGAGAGTTTGTTCAACATCGAATGGAAAGGTATGGAGGATAAACTAGAACTAGAAAAAGTTTTGGAACAAAAGTTTCTTTGTTCTGCAAAGTTCTCTCAAGAAATTGAGAAGTTGGTGTGCGTTAATTCGGACATGAACTATATCGATGCGATCATTTATTTTTGTGAACAGAATAATATAGATTTGGAGTCAGTTCCTAAACTAATTTCAAAACCTCTAAAGGAAAAGATTAAGTATGATGCAATGGAGTTAAACTTCTTAAAAAGAACTTCCAGAGCAAAATTGATCTTTTAATCCATTTTTGGTCGAAAAAAAATTCCGCCAAAAAATCCCTATATTACTTTTTTTGAATGATGCCTTTTGATTGCTATAAGACATATCTTGCTCTTAAAAATCATTTTACTAAAGATAGTTACGACTATCATAAGTATTGTGGTAAAACTAGAGCAAGTTTGCAATCCTTTTATAAGAGAAAGGATAGATTTTGGTTCGAAAAAATTTCTAGACAAAAAACAGATAAAGAAGTAGAAGAATTTTTTGTTTCTAATTTTGCATATTGCGACGATCCTCAAAATCTCTGGATTGGTGAAATTATAAGAGATGGTGAAGATCGTTATATGCAATGGACAAAAAAAGTACAATCTCTTTCTTATATTTTTAAACAGGAAGTTTGCTCAACCTTGAGTAAACAAAATTTTGACGATATGTTTAAACTTGAGGGAAATAGACATCCTCAAATTTTAAAAGAATATTTTCAGGGTAATATTTCAATAGAAACGTTTCTTATATTGGATAAAATTTTAGGATTTAAGACTAATTTTGATAAAAAACTAGATGATCCAGTGTGGGAAACCGTCAGCTTAAAATTGAAAAAATACAATCCCTTCCTAAATATTGATGTATTTCGATTCAAAAAAATACTTAAGGAGTGTATTTTATGAGTTTCTTTGAATCTGATGTCGTCCGATCAGAGATGGCTGAAATTTCAGATCTTCAAGAACAAGTCTATCAAAGTGTCTTTAAATTTCCTTCTATGAATAAGGAGGATAAACTTCATCATGTTAATCTTTTGCAAAGACTTTTGGAAAAGCAAAATGTTCTATACACTCGTTTAAGTCTTTCTGATGATCCAGAAGCTCAGGAAATGAAATCTCGTATTCTTGATTCTGCTCGTATGATGGGACTTCCATCACATATTGATATTTCAATCATATTCAATGATATGAATAAAATGATCAATGCAATGAAGGAGCAGATTGACAAATCTTGAGTTTTTTGATAGACTATCGAAGTACACAAAAGCCGAATCCGATTAATCCGAGGTAATCCAATGTCTTTTTCAGACCTTAAAAAGCAATCTTCTCTTGGTTCTCTTACTCAGAAACTAGTTAAAGAAGTAGAGAAGATGAGTACAACAACTTCCAATGGTGCAGATGAGCGCCTTTGGAAACCCGAAATGGATAAAACTGGTAATGGTTATGCCGTTATTCGTTTTCTCCCTGCTCCAGAAGGAGAAGAAATCCCGTGGGTCAAAATGTATTCCCATGGATTTCAAGGTCCTGGTGGATGGTATATTGAAAACTCTTTGACTACTATTGGTCAAAAAGATCCTGTTTCCGAGTATAATCGTGAACTCTGGAACAGCGGTAGTGATAAGGACAAAGAAGTTGTTCGCAAGCAAAAACGAAAGCTTTCGTACTATTCTAACATCTACGTTCTGAAAGATCCCGCCAATCCTCAGAACGAAGGTAAAGTATTTCTTTTCAAGTATGGTAAGAAGATCTTTGATAAGATCATGGCTGCAATGCAACCAGAATTTGAAGATGAAACTCCTATCAATCCTTTTGACTTCTGGCAGGGTGCAAACTTTAAACTGAAGATTCGTAAAGTCGATGGTTATTGGAATTACGATAAATCTGAGTTTGATGCTATGAATCCTCTTCTCAGTGATGATGATGCTCTTGAAGCACTATGGAAAAAGCAATATTCTCTTTCTGCAATTGTTGCTCCAGACCAGTTCAAGTCATATGATGATCTTGAGAAGCGTTTGAAGTATGTTTTGGGACAAAAAACTTCTAACTATACTTCTGCAATTCAGGAGGATGAAGAGTATGAATCTTATGTTCAAACTTCTTCTAAAGAAGACCAAGTTATGAAAGAACTAGAAGATTCATATGCCCGCAGTAAGTCTGCTCCTCCAGTTCCAAGTAATCTTCGCGCAGAACTTAATAACCTGAGTTCAAATGTTGATGAAGATGAAGATGATGCTCTCAGTTACTTTCAAAAACTTGCAGAAAGTTAATTGTAAAGTCTGATATTATCAGCAGTTTTTAAGGTTTCGTTCACATATTGATCGGAACCTTTTTTATATGGCATAATAGATTCGAGATCATTGAAAACAACGGATAAGTATTTTGATTTTAGTACAAAGATATTTCTTTTATTATCTTCTTTTTTATATTCTAGATCATAATAAGTTACTGGTGCAGTGATATTCGATGCAATAGCATCTATCTTTAGACCTCTATCATAATAATAGAATTGATAGTTTCTATCTACTGTAAGACCAGCGGGTAAAACTACTTCTCCTAATGAGTTTTTAACTTCAATAGTTTCATAATGACTAGTTTCATACGCTTTGTCTAGTGAACTATATTTTGAATCAATATATTTGAAAAAAGCATCCTGAGTCATTGGCCATTCTGATTGAACATTAACAATATTATTTGCTAAAAGAATTAACCAATCTAAAGTGGGATCATTGTAAAGTTCATATGCAATGTTGTCTGGTCTATCATCTCCAATAATATTATACTTAGTAAAATATGAGAGATCATTAAAAATATCCTCTCTTAGTTTTGCCCTTCTAAAAAGATTTTTTACAGTAACATAGTCAGATAAACTTTTTCTATCTGCATTTCGATTTACATATTCGAAATTTGGGACTTGGCGGAAATAGGGTTTAGACATTTTTAGTAACCTACGTTGTTATCGTCATTACCATATTCATCATCATAAACTGGTTCAAGTTCAGTGAATGATAAAGTCATTTCATATGCAGTCATAGATGGAATCTCTGCATAAGTCATGTAAGTTCCATCTGGAGCATAGTTTACCCCACAACTAAGAAGAGCACATTCCTTAACTTTACCAATATAAGGGTGATCTTTAGCTTTATTAATATACTGCACTTTAAATGTATTTGGTGCTTTCAGAAACAACTGAGATGCACCTCTTTTAACAGACATACCTTGTTTAAAAAATCTAATAATTTTTCTCACTTGTTCTGCTTCATCTTTAGATCTTGGAGTCATTCTAAATGTGAATGAGAACTGTCTTAACTGTGGACCATTAAAGAGCAATTCCATGTTTGGGTTTAGAATTGCACCAGAGGTTCTAGCAAGTAAATTTTGCGCTCCAACTGCTTCACCTGCAAATGATACAGAAATTGCTTTTTGAAGATCTCCTTTTTGACTTCCGACTAAAGAAACCAAATCCTTTGCTGCAGCAGATGCACCTTCTCCAAGTCCATTTTGAATCATATCTGCGGATGCTGATGCTCCCATTGCTTGTACTGCACTAATATTGGATGAAGACCAATCTGCAGTATTAGTATCTGAAATTGGTCCAGTGATTGGTAGAATTACAGTTCCCATTGGAGAACGATTACTATTTCTAGTACCAAAACCAGTACCTTCTGCAATTTTTGATGCTTGAAGAGGTTTTGCCTCATATTTTAGCATTGTGAATTTTATATGATCTTGGTTACTGATATCCATTCCTACTGGATACTGTAGATTACCATATGCTTTTCTGGTGCTTGGATTATCTGCAAGTGTTACATTGATATCTTTCATTTGTGAAGCATCAAAAGATCCTTCTGCATCTGCACCTGAGCTATCTTGAGAAGGTGGTGGTCCATCTTTAACTCCACTTTTCAACCCAGGGTTAGTATTTTTTATTTGTGCTTTATCTTCAGCGGTTGAAACTTGATTGATAAGTGATATAGATTGTTGTTTGTTTAAATTTTCTATTTTTTCAGCATCTGCCCCAAGAACTTTATAATTATCTTTATTTGTAATTGAAGTTACTCCATTTGCATTTGTATATGAAAGTGGAACGTCTCCACCTCCTGGTATTGGACTTTTTCCATATAACCATCTTTCTCCAGTCTTCGCATTAGTCACATTAACTAAAGTTTGACCACCTGGAGATTTCCACTCAGATCTATACTCTCCTGGCTTACTAGTTGTAGAATATCCATCAGGGGTAGGTATATCAGCCATGAAGAATAAAAATTTTTTTCTATTACCAATTATTTAGACGATATTGTTCATATTGTAGACTCATTAAATCTTCGAGTTCATTTTGTTTTACGACGTGAAAATTACTTTTGATTGAATTCCAAGAATAACTTCTATTTTGCTTCCAGTGAAAGTTGAGACCACCAAATCCCCAATCGGATACTTTCATTGTTGCTACTAGTGGATATTGGTCATATATTAATTGTTTTTCTTTTGGTGTATGTATGAATGTATAATATTTTCCCACTTCTGGTACTTTATCATGTTCCGATAAAACATTAAATATTTCTCTTCTCATTTCATCTGGATTTTGAAAGCTGCTGATATTGTTTTTAATTGATTGAATTCTGTTCATCGGATTCCTAGTTCGTCCTCTGTGATAACTTTAAACTCTAAAAGTCTGTCTTTACAAAATTCTGATGCCGCTTTCCACTTTGCTTGATTGACTGCATAAGTCTTAACTTCATGTAACCAAGTTTTTGATTTTCTTTTTGGGGTGTTTGTTGGAGGTAAAGTTTGTTTTTTGGGTTTTACTTCGATGATATAAGTTTTGATCTTACCATCTTTATCTTGCACTTTCATGATAAAGTCTGGAAAGTATCTATGTACTCTCCCATCGACTGGTGAAACATATGGTATCCACAATTCTTCACTTCCCCACTCAAGTATACTTTCGTTCAAATCGCACCAAACACAAAATCTTCTTTCCCAACTACTTCTGCAAATAATATTATTCGGGTCCCCTTTATATTTTTTGGGAAAAGATGGTTTGTATCTACTTTTTATACTTTCTCCCATACATACTATATAATAATAAAAATATTTATAGATGGTTAGACCAACACCACCAAAACCAAGAACAGTTTCTGATTTTAAAGCAAAATTACTTCAACCAGCGACAACTTCTAATTTTGAGTGCTATTTTATGCTGCCTCAAAATTTAACCTACCCTGGAAAAAATGATACGGATAGACTTCTATTAACATGTATGGAGGCTTCCCTTCCAGGATCAAGCATTGCTACTCATGAAATGAACAATGATTTCACTGGAGTAACTGAAAGAAGTGCTTATAGAAGATTGTATGATGATAAGGCAGATTTTACTTTTATTGTAGATACTGAATATTTCCAAATTGGAGTCTTTGAAGCGTGGATGAGGTATGTAGTTGGTGAGCAATATGCTCGTGGGTATGATGGACCAACTTATAGTTACCGAATGAATTGGCCAAATTTATATAAAACTGATATTTTTATTACAAAGTTTGAGAAAGATCTTGGATCTAAATATGGAAATCGAGGTGGTGGGTATAAATCAAAACCTATGATTTATAGATTTATGCAAGCGTTTCCAACTAGCATTAATTCTATACCAGTAAGTTATGATAGTGCATCATTATTGAAAGTAACTGTATCTTTTGCATATACCAGATATATTATTTTGAATTCTCCAAGTCAAAATGTTCCTCAAGCATCTGGTCCAGGACTTTCGCCAGGAAATCCAGAGCTTGGTACATTTGGAGTCGATACTGCAGGTAAATTCAATCTACCTTCTGACTTTAATCCATTAAGTCCTAATATTGTTCCTAATAATTTACCAGCAGGCACAGTTTCTAACGATTTCCTTAACATCGGAAATCCAGCATTGGATCAATTTGGAGTTCGTGATCAGTTGGGAAGGGGCGCTGCAGGAACAACTGGAGCAAACATTCTTGCATAAAAAAGAGGGTCCGAAGACCCTCTTTTCATTTTTCTTTTTTGTTAAGTAGACCTAAACCAACTGTTGCTACAGTTCCAATTAGACCGCATTTCATTCCCCAGTCAGCAAGTTCAAGTGCATTCTGGCGATGAATCTCTGCTCGATAGCAAGCCCAAGAATCAGGATTTTGAGTTTGGATGCAAACCCTATCCAAATCATAAGCAGTCCAATAATCTCCTTTGTTATTGCCCTCTCCCCAGACGGTATACCAACCAAAACACAATACGATAATAGATGCACTTCCTAGGATAGTTGCTCTAAGTGCGGTTTTGACCATTTGATTTTTTTGAACTGTGTATATTATAATGTACTTTGGGGGACTCTGTGCTTATGGTGGACAGTTTTTAACCTGTCACAACCCCTATAAATAAATTTACATGATTTTATCATAAGGAGATTATGCCTTTACCTAAGATTTCTACACCAAAGTATGAATTGGAATTGCCTTCAACTGGAGAAACAATTCAATACAGACCTTTTCTTGTTAGAGAAGAGAAACTTCTTGTTTTAGCTTTAGAAAGTGAAGATACAAAACAAATTAGTACTGCTATTAAAACCGTAATTAAAAATTGCGTTCTTACCAAAGGAATTAAAGTTGAAACTCTACCAACCTTTGATATCGAATATTTGTTTTTGAACGTTCGTGGTAAGTCAGTTGGAGAAGAAGTTGAAGTTAGTATTATTTGTCCAGATGATGGTGATACTTCAGTAAATGTTAAAATTAATCTTGATGATATTAAAGTTGCGAAGAATGAGAATCATTCAAAATTAATTAAAGTTGACGATGATATTTCAATGGACATGAAATATCCATCTCTTGATCAGTTTATTAAGAGTAACTTTGACTTATCTAAAGAAAATAATATTGAACAATCCTTCGATTTAATTGCTTCATGTGTAGATAAGATTTACACCGAAGAGGAAGTATGGGATTCTAGTGATGTAACAAAAAAAGAAATTTTGGATTTTCTTGAGCAAATGAACTCAATGCAGTTCAAACAAATTGAGCAATTTTTTGATACGATGCCTAAATTATCTCATACAATTAATGTTAAAAATCCAGTTACTGATGTAGAGAGCGAAGTCGTTCTGGAGGGTCTTTCCAGTTTTTTCGCATAGCCCTAGTCCATATGGACTTGGAGAGTTATTATAAACTCACATTTTCTTTGGTTCAGTTCCATAAATATTCACTATGGGAAGTTGAGAATATGATACCTTGGGAAAGGGATATCTACGTTGAAATGCTTCGTCAGCATATCGAGGAAGAAAATTCAAAACAACAGGCAGTAACTAATGGCGGTTGGTAATCCAAAATCTAAGAATGTCTCAGAACAAATCGATGCAAGGATTCTGAGACTTCTTGGCTTGGAAGATGTTTTTGACTTAGATTATGATACATATTTAACTCTTCTAAAAGAAGTCATGGTCAAAGGCAGAATGCCTAAGACTAAGATGGCTACGGAAGAAGTTGAACTTATAACAAATGAATTTAAAAGAGTTAAAGGAAAAAGTGGTAGATTTAGTGTTAAAACTAAGAAGGTCAATGTAAAAGCAAAAACTGGACCTATTAAAGTTACTAATAATAAGTATATTCTTAATCAAAAAAATATTATATCCCCACAAAAACTTTTACCAGGAACATCTGGAACTGATCAAAAAATAGCTGAAACAATAAAAACTACTGCGGGATCTAGTAAGTTAGAAGAGAACGTTTCTGCAATACGAAAAAGTGTAGAATCTATAGAATCAATATTATCTAATCAGTTAAAATTTCAAAAATCTTTAAGTGAAAAAAATAGAAAGGGAGCGGAAGGGAAGAAAAGAGGTGAAAGAGAATCTTCTTTAGAAAAACCATTACAGGCAATTAGTAAAGCGGTTTCCTCTTTATTGGCTCCAGTTAAATCTATTTGGGATACGATTCTTAATTTTTTAATTAAAACAATCTTAGGGAGAATTTTATTTAAATTACTCGATTGGATGGGAGATGCGAGTAATCAGAATAAGATTAAATCAGTTATTCGTTTCTTTAGTCATTGGGGTCCAACATTATTATCACTTTATATTGTATTTGGTACTTCTCTTGGTAAGTTTGCTAGGGGATTAATATCTCTCGTTATTAAAAGTGCTATCAAACTTGCGGCAGTAACTGCTTCACTCGCAGTAAAAGCAGGTATTGGTGGTAAAGGTGGTTTCTTATCCAAGGCTGCAGGTTTTCTTGGAGGACGTAAAGGAAAACTTCTTGCTGCTGGATTAGAGACTGCAGTTGTTGCTGGTGGAACACTTGCTTTAAGTAACACACTTAAGGGAGGTGGTAATAATCAACAACAAACTCAAGGTTTTTCTGGTGGAGGAAGAGTAAGATCGAGATTCCCAGCTTTTGGCGGCGGCGGGTTTAACTTTAAAGGTATGATGGGTGGCGCTGGTATGGGCGCTATGTTTGGTCCTTTGGGTATGCTTCTTGGTGGAGCATTTGGATCTGGAAAACCACAGCAAATGGTTAGTGGATTTGTAAGTGGAGAAAAGGGAATCGACAAAATTCCAGCAATGCTGAGTGATGGTGAATTTGTAATGTCTGCTGGAGCAGTTAAAAAAATTGGTTTGGATACTCTGGAAGCGATGAATGCTTCTGGTGGTGGAACAAATAAACCTAGAATACTTGGTGGAACTGCTTATGCTGCAGGTGGTGGATTAGTTGGTAGTGATCCAGGTGAGGGTAGGGGTCCTAGCAGGGATTTGGATCCAGTTTATCAATTAAGAAAGCATTTCAATAATTTCTTTAAGAGTAGAGGACTTGGATCCAATTTTGATATTGGTAATCCATCCACTTGGAGATCTGGAGGTGGTGGAACTTCTGTATCAGGTGGTGGAGGAACTGGAGCATTTTTAAGAGGTCTTGGGTATGCTGGT